CAGAACTTCTACCGTATGCTGTCCGTCAGCGACGGCAACGTGCTGTACGGGCAGACACGGTATCAAGATGTGCCGCTAGCGACGACGAGCAACTACCTGCCGACCTACCCCCGCCTGTATTACATCGCGGGGCAGGCGGTACAGGCGTTGCCCGTGTCGTCGGCGCTGGGGCTGTATGTCGGCGTGAACTACAAGCCCACGGCTATTGCTGATCTGGTGGGTGATGCCAGTATCATCGACTATCCTGCCAACGCGCATCTGGTGTTGGTGTGGCAGGCGGCTGCTCTCCTCCTCCTCAAGGGTGGCACGGAAGCGGCGGCAGCAGCCAACCTAAAGGCGATGGCCGACGATGACCGCAAGTCGCTCCTCGACGACATCCGTCGCATGACGATCAACCCGACGATGATGGCCTATCCAGATGTGAAGTATGACTGGAGTGGCGGTTAATGGCAGGCCGTGAGAAGGTCGTAGACCAGCAGCCCAAGTTTGATGGTGGGCTGAACAGCGTGTCCGATGATGCGAGCGTGCTGCCCAACCAGATGCGGAGGGCGGACAATGCGCGTCTGACAGACTACGGCGCGGTCACCAAGCGGGGTGGGACGAAGCGGACGACCGCCTCTCCCATTGCCGCTGCCAGTATCCTGAATGGATACACATGGCGGAAGGATGGTGGGACGCAAGAGTTGATGATTGTCTGCAACGGGCTGCTGCATACGTCCACCTATTTGTCTACCTACCCGTGGACATGGACCGCTCAAGCTGGCGCGTTGTCTACGACGGTCACTCCGTCCTTTGTGCAATTCCGTGATGCCACGGCAGATGTGGTCTACATCGCGGACGGTGGCCTCCTCAACGTGTGGAACGGCACCGCGCTGACGACCAACATTGCTGGGACGCTTGCGGTCACCAATCTTGCGGTCCATAACCAGCGGCTGTGGGGATGCGGCAATGCAACGTTCCCCGATTCTATTTTCTATTCGGCGCTGAACAACGGCGACACGTTTGCCAACGGGTCAGCGGGTGGTGGGCAGATCATCGTCCGCACCTTCTCCGATGAAACGGTTGTCGGGCTTGCGTCAATCAACACCTCGCTGTTGATCTTCCATCGTCGCGGCATTAGCCGTTTGACAGGCTACGGGCAGGACGACATCACCGTTGCCCCGCAAGGTTTGACCGCAGACGTTGGCACCATTGCTCCACGATCCATTGTCAGCATTGGCAATCTGGGGTTCTTCGTGTCTGAGCGGGGGCTGTACTCCTGCAACGAATCAGAAGTGTCGGCAGTCGGTACGGTAGAAACGCCTGACCCCCTCTTGCCAGTCATTCGGAATCTGACCTCGGCACAGGTGGCAAATATCAGCGCAACGTTCAACCGTGCAACCCGTGAGTTGTGGGTGAACGTGCCGGTGTACGGCGTGTACGTCTATCATACCGTGCTTCGGGCATGGTCTGGGCCGTGGGATTCTGGGTTCTTGGACCCTGCCACGACCACCTTGTTTGATAGCATTGATTCGGATGGACTGCCTGCCTTGCTTCGGGGTGATGAGGATGGGTATGTCACAACCTGCGATGAGACGGGCGTGGTCGTTGATAACCAACTGTCTGATGGCACGGGTGGGACTCCGTATACCATGACCATCCAGATGCACCGGATGTATTGCGGGGACGACGCGCTGGCGAAGTCGCTCCGTTTTGGCTACATCACGGCGTCACTGGACAGTTCTTCGTCAACTATTGTGAAGTGGGTAACAGACTCCACCTCGGACACCTATACGCTGCCGACCACTTTCGTCTCAAGTCGATGGGGCACTGGCATTTGGGGGTACGGGCTGTGGGGGAGTTCCAATAGCAGCAATTACCGTGTGCAGTTGAGCGGCACGGGGTATTACATCGACGTCTCTATCATCGACGCAGGCCAAACCACCCCTATCTTTGGCCGTTTTCAAATAGAAACTTTTGCTCTTGGGAGGCGCTAGTGGCGCAAACAATCGGTCAGCATGGCGTTGCCGCCTTTACCAGTCCGGTCAATGGCGACCTACTCAACGCAACGGTCGTCTTAAGCAACGACAACACTACCCGTAGTGCCTACGTCGATCACGACATCGACAGTGGCATCCATGTGCAGTCGTCGCTGTTAGCCGCTCGTCCTGCGGCGGGCACGGTTGGGCGGAAGTGGATGACGACGGACACAGGCGATGTGAGCTTGTGGTTTGATACGGGTGCAGCGTGGGAAGAGATTGCCTATGTCCCGTCTGTTGGTGGAAATGCGGCAACCGCAACCGCATTGCAAACTCCGCGCAACATTAACGGCGTGGCGTTTGACGGGACTGCTAACATCACGGTGACGGCTGCGGCAGGAACGGTTACTGGCGCAACGTTAGCCTCTAACGTGTTGGCCTCAAGCTTAACAAGCGTTGGCACGTTGAGCGGACTAACCGTGACTGCGCCGATTACAGGCAGCGTCACGGGGTCAAGTGGCAGCACAACGGGCAATGCGGCTACGGCAACGGCGTTGCAGACAGCACGGAACATTAATGGCGTGGCATTTGACGGCACCGCCAACATCACGCTCCCAGCTGCTGCGGCAGATGCCAGTACGCTGACTGGCGCAACACTGGCATCCAATGTTCTTGCCTCAAGCCTCACCAGCGTGGGAACGCTAACCAGTCTTGCCGTTACCGGCGATCTGACGGTGGACACCAGCACCCTCAAAGTAGACAGCACGAACAATCGGGTGGGCGTAGTCAACGCATCGCCAGCCTACACGCTGGATGTTGGCGGCAACGCCAATGTTTCCACTGGATCGACCTACAAGGTGAACGGCGTAGACACCCTGAGCGCCACAACGCTTGGGTCTGCCGTTGCTGCGTCAAGTTTGACTAGCGTCGGGACGTTGACCGCGCTGACGATGGGAGGCACCGTGTCGATGGCCGACAACGTGATAGGCCGTCCACGGTTCACGGACTACGCCGAGACGTACACCACGCCAGCAATTAGCAGCGGAACGCTGACGCTCAACATTGAGAACGGTAACGTGTTCCGCGTCTCTCGCAACGCCAACATCTCAACGTTGACGATTAGCAACCCGTCAGGCACGGGCAATGCCTGTTCGTTTACGCTGATCTTTGACGCCAACGGGACGAGCTATACGGTGACGTATCCAGCGGCGGTGAAGTGGCCTGCGGGGACTGCGCCGACAATTACAACCACGTCTGGCCGATCCGATATGTTCGTGTTCTACACCAACAACGCGGGCACAACATGGTACGCGATGACTGTCGCGCAAAACTTTGTGACGACCTAAGATGCTAGCCAATCGTATGATGATGGCAACGACTAAGACGACAGGGCCAAGTCAGGTTGCCTACACTACTCCGGGAACGTACACGTTTACAGTTCCAAGTGGGATTACGGATATATCGGTGTTGTGTGTTGGAGGCGGAGCAGGCGGAGATTCTGGATCAGGCAGCGGGGGAGACCTTACTTACCGAAACAATTACTCTGTTACGCCGGGCGGTTCTTATTCCGTGGTTGTTGGCGCAGGTGGAAGTGCTGGGAATCCAGTAAGCGGGAACAGAGGATTCGGCAGCAACTCAAGTTTTGGCGGCACTATTGTTGTGGCTGCGGGTGGAGATTCTGGAGGCACAACCACCCCAGCTGGGCAAGCTGGTGGGAGCGGCTTTGACCGAGGTGGAGGTGGAGCCGCTGGTTATAGCGGGGCAGGTGGGGCCGGTTCAAGTGGTAATGGGCAAGCAGGCACCGGCGGTGGAGGTGGAGGCGGAGGTGGCGGAGATACCGTTAATCCATATCTTGGAAACCCAAATTTAATTCTATCTTACCCGGGCGGCGGTGGCGGCGGCGTTGGCCTCCTTGGAGCTGGGGCAAATGGAGCGGGCGGAGCATTTAATACCGGAGGAGGCGGGGGCGGCGGCGGGGGTTCTGGCGGCACATCGGGCGGTTCGCCCGGTAGTGGCGCATCATATGGTGGCGGTGGCGGAAGCGGGCAGTATGTTGAAGACCTATCCATCGGCGGTATTACTTCAGGGTCTCTGGGCGGTTACGGAGCGGGCGGCGCTGTCCGCATCATGTGGGGCGCTGGTCGATCCTATCCGTCAAACGCAGCGGACGCCTAACTAAGAGAAAGAGAGATAAAACATGGGACTCACCATTTCTGATAGCGACTTGCTAGTCATTCAGGTACAAGACGGCGCACCCGTTAACTACCCGCTGACGTATAGCAACTTCCGTATGCTGTTCCCGCAGACCAGCTTCCCCGATCTGCCCGACAACAGTTTCTTGGTGGACTTCGGCTACGCGGTGTTCAAGTACGTTGAGCAGCCTGCGCCAGTCCAGTTTGAGAACACGAACGACGGGCCGATTGTGTGGGTCGAGGCGACGGATGCGTACAGCAACACATGGATCAACACGCCGTTCACGCCAGCCGAGATGGAGCAGGCCAAGCAGAATGCGTTAGCTGCCCTACGCCGGACCCGTGATACGAAGCTGCAAGCCTGCGATTACACGCAGTTGCCCGACGTGCCGCTGACGACTGAGAAGCGGGACGAGTGGGTGACGTATCGCCAGCAGTTGCGGGATTATATGGGCACGGTGATCGACCCGTTTAATCCGCCAGCGTGGCCTATCCCGCCACAGGCGTAACCGATGGCCGTCCTCCTTCCTCTCCACCCGATCAAGACCTTCGCCTCGCCCGTCCTCAACGGGACTGGCACGGTCGATGCCAACACGGTACGGACCAACGACAACATCGCGGGTGCCGCCTTCAACGCGCATGACGCCGATACGTCGATCCATATCCAGTCGGGCACGTTGGCGTTGCGGCCCGTGACGGCGACGGAGGGGAGTGTGTACGTCGGGACGGACACGTTGCTCATGTACATTTTTACCGGCGGGTCGTGGAGTCAGGTGCTATGATGGGATCGAAGCGAAAGGTTGCGTTCTGGAAGAAGCCTGCCCCGAAAGGGGACAAGCCGACCACACTGACTGACAGTCAGAAGGCGCAAGCCAAGGCCCGAGCCAAGGCGGCTGGACGACCGTACCCGAATCTGGTGGATTCCGTAGCCGCCATGAAGGGGAGCAAGTGAAGCACTGCAACGGATGCTCAACACACAAAGACGAGTCAGAGTTCTGGAAATCACAGTCGCTCTGTGTTGTTTGCTCTAAAGATCGGCAGAAATCCCGCTGGAACAGTCGCTCTCCTAAAAAGCGACTAGAGCAGCATTTGAAGTACAAGTACGGGGTCACTCATCAAGAATTTATCAGCGCATGGACCGCCCAAAGCGGGGAATGCTCTATATGCTTTGATGAACTACCAGACCTTATGCAGTACGCAAACCGCCGCAGAGGGTATGCCATTGACCACAATCACGAAACAGGAAAGTTTCGTGGCATACTGTGCCTAAGATGCAATTCTCTTTTAGGCATGGCTAAAGAATCGTCAAGGATTCTTGCAAGCGCCATTGGCTATTTGGAGAAGAACGGCTCTTATGAGCACATTCTGGTAGACAACGCCGCCGTAGCGCGGACTCAACGGACTCAACGTACAAGGGGGAACTAGACATGGCACGGAAGCGTGGTGGGTTGGCAGGCATTTACGACCGCAACAAGAAGCTCATCAAGACGATTGCCCCAATTGCCGCAGGGTTTATCCCCGGTGTTGGTCCGCTGATCGGCGCTGGTCTTGGCGCAGCATTGGGCGGCGACACGGAAGGCAAGGGGTACTTCAAGGGGTTTAACACGGGCGGCGCTATTAAGGGCGGCGTCAGTGGTTACGCTGGTGCCAAGCTAGGCCAAGCGGCCAAGGGCGGGCTTGGCAATATGTTTACGGGTGGCGGTATCCCCAAACTCCCCAGTGCTACGTCCATCATGCCGGGTGGTCTTTCCCCCGATGTGATTTATGGCGGCGGGCAGATGGCTGGTGGGGTGCCGAGCAGCTATAAAGTTGGTCAAGCGATTGGGAGTGGCGCTCGGTTTATTAAAGAGAACGAAGATATTCTTGGCAAGGTTGCGGGTGGTATCCAAGCAGAACGGAAAGACGCCCGAGCCGACGAACAGGCGCGGCTGACACGGGAAGAAACCGCCCGTATGTTTGACGAGCAGCAAAAGCTGCGGGTTCGTCAGCAGGGGAACCTTGACCAGACGGCCATGATGGACAAGCAGCAGTTTGACGAGTTGAACGCCAACCGTGCCAGACTGCGGGCGCTTTTGACAGGGGGCATGTAATGGCAACGTTCAACACCGCGTTTGGCTCGTTGCCAAGCCCCAAGAAAGACCTGTTTGGCAATGCGCCGATGGGTGGGGACGACGACGACGATTACACCAAGGGGTTTGCGCCGGGGTCTACGACCGAAAAGACGGCAGCAGCCCCTCCGCCAACGAACACGTTTGCCGACTTGCAGAAGCAGGGTGTGGCACGGCCAGCCCCTCGGGATACGTCTGCCGTCTCACCTGAGTTTGACGCAGCGGCTATGACGCCGATGTTGTCGCAGTTGCAGGAACGGCTTCCTGAGGCTGCACCGGATCAAGCGGATGCTGCGCCGATGGCTGGGCCACAGGCCGTGCCGATGCTTGGGCAGTTGCAGCAGTCGTTGTCTGGTATGGCCGCGCCTGACGCTGGCGAATTTGTGCTTGGTGACGGGGCTGGTGGGTCTGGTGGGATTGGCAATGTTGGCGGTGGCGGTGGTACACCTCCTCCCCCTCCGCCGCCGCCCCCGCCGACGATGGGATACAGCGCCACGGGTGGGATTACCGGAACGCCGACGATTGACAAGGACACCGGCACGGCGACGTACACGAACGTTGAAGTGCCCGTGTCAAACGCGCCACAGTACAAGGCTGGGACGGTGCCGCCTCCGACCGCCCCGAACGGCTCGACGTTTGTGTCGAGCAGCGGCGTCACATGGACGAAGCGGGGTGGCGTGTGGGGCGCAGAAGCACGGGCTGGCGTTGCGATGCCCACGGGCTATGCCGCGCTGACTCCCCCAGAGTTGGCCGCACAAACGCAAGCCAACCTCCCAAGTGGGGCGGCGGGATTTGGTGGAACCCTTAGCTCTGAGCCGGGTCAAGGGTCAGGGCTGTACCAGTTCCTCCGTAAATACGGGACGCCTACTTCGGAAGCGGAGTTTGCCACGCTGGCGCAGCAGGCAGGGAAGACGGTTGAGCAACTTAAGAGCTACATCGCCTCCCAGCCTGCCAACACAAACTTTGGCACCAAGCGGGATGTCGATACCAATGCCGAAGAACAGGCGTGGAAGAAAGAGAACAAGGTTGACTCTGTTCCGTACAACTACGCCTATGTGCCAGCGAGCGAGGGTGGCCCTCGTCTCCGCAAGAAGTCGTATGAGGAGATGGTAGCCGCAGGCTATCAGCCGTATGGTGGCAAGGCATTGTATGACAGCCCTGCCAACGACTTGCGGTTGGCGCAGGCAAGTGGCACCACCAACCTCCTGCGGACCTTTGGCGGTCTTGCGGGTGGCGTGTCTAACCCCGGTGGTGCTGGCCCCGGAGGACCGGCTGAAGGTGGGCCTGAGCTAACAGACAGCAATCAGCCGTTGCCGCCGCGTGATAAGCCGCCAATTCCTATTCTCCCCCCTCCCACGGGCGGCGGGACGCCGGGAACAACGGGTACTCCTCCAGCAACACCTCCAGCGGCAGCACCGCCGACAGGTGGCGGGACGCCGGTGACAACGGGCGGTGCCCCGACAGGTGGCGGTACCCCAGCGACAGCGGCTACTCCTCCGCGAGTGGCCTACACGCCGCCCCCAGTAGCAGGCGGCGGGGCGGCTACCCCAGCAGCGGCAGCCATCCCAACCTACACAGCGGCCACGGAAGGCGCTGGGCAGTTCTCCTTGTCTGCTCAGTCACAGGCGTTGCGGGATGCGTTGCAGGCGCGGTTGGCAGAGTTAGGCAGTGGCCCGACCAAGATTCAGGGACAGTCCTACGAGGCACTACGGGCGGCACGGCAAGCTGAGTTGGGCGCAAAGTACGGCGCAGAACGCAGCAAGCTCGAAGAAGAACTCGCAGCCCGAGGGTTGTCGGCGTCCACGATTGGTGGGGGTCGCTACGGCGATCTGGCGGGTCAGCAGGCCCGTGCCTTGGGAACGCTGGATGCGGAACTGCTTGGGCAGCAAGCGGAGGCTGAAGCACGGGATCGTGCCCAGTACTTGAACACCATGCAGCAGTTTGCCCAGACCACCGGAACGCAGGACATCGGCACGTTTGAGGCCAATGTCCGGTCGAAGGAGGTCACGGCTACCATCAACCTCCGTGCGGCAGAGTTGCAGCAACGGGCAGCGCTGGAAGGCCGTTCGCTCGACTTGCAGCAGGCACGGGATCAGGCAACCTCCGAGTATCAGATGGGCCAGTTGGCCCTTAGCACGGACGAGTTGGGCGAAACACGGCGTCGGAATCTTGCGGGGGAAAGCCAAGCAACGCTTGAGTTGGCCGAACGGAAGCGGAGTGGGTTGGCTGGAGAGAAGTTACAAGGCGACCAGCAGGCAGAAGACAAGCGCAAGAACGATCTGCTTGATAAGGTTCAGCAGGGTCAACTGACTCTACAGCAAGGAATTGCCGTGAATCAATTGCTTTCCGACATCTACGCAGGCCGAGTTCCAGCAGAAGCGTGGGAAGCCACCTTGCGGGCGCTGGGCCTTAAACCTGCTGACTTTGTGAGCCTCAAGCCAGCAGCCAAGGAAGACAAGGCCGCAACAGACAAGGCTAAGGAAGACAAAGCCAAGGAAGACAAGGCTAAGGAAGATAAGGCCGCAGAAGATAAGGCCGCAGAAGATAAGCAAAGGGAAGCCGACGAGGCATTAGCAGCAGCAAAGCGCGGCTCCGGTACGCCCGGTGGCCCCGGTGGTTTGACAGGACGCCCCAACCGACCCGGAGCTTTTGATAATGAAGTCGTCGGCAATTACCGCTGGAACGCTGGTGACTACCAGTGGGAGCAGTACACGGGATTCTGACCCACCTGACACCATAGCACGGAGAGAAGATGGCGCGAAGAGGATTTTTAGACTATGTGCTGGGTGGGGCCGTTGGTGGGCTAGAAGGGTTAGCCCAGAAGCGGGCGGCGGAGGAGGAGCGGAAGCGGATGGCGGATGCGGCGGCACGTACCCAGATGCTTGACACCATATCGCTCTTGAACGCTGGCTACGATCCAGAGGGGTTCAGTCAGGATATGCCGGGGGCTACCCCTCGTACTCCGTTTGACACGCAGATGGTGGGCACCCGCAAGTTTACGCGATCCATGTCTCCGCGTCAGATGAAGCACATGGAGGACGTACAGGACGAGCAGGCAAAGACCCGATCCAAGCGGCTTGATGCGTCGTTAAAGCCCGCTGCCAATCTTCCCCTTCGCTACACAGAAGGGGAGACAGGGATCAGCGTGTTCAACCCTAGGGACGGAACATCAACATTCCAGCCATACCCCAAGGGCTTCACGCCTAAAAAGCCCGCTGAAAGAGCAGGCAAGCCAGAGCCGTCTGACGCAGAGAAGCGGAGGCTTGGCAATCAGTACTTGGCATCTCAAGCGCGGAACCCTGCGCTGATGGCGGCGTTGCAGACCACGTTTGCCAACGAGCCTGAGTTGGCTGAAGACTCGGCGCTTGCTGCGTATGACATTATGATGTCAAAAGTTGTCACGAAGATTGGAGCTGGGAAAGGATACACGGCTCCTAAGTCGTCTGAGTCTGAGTCAGAAAGGTATGATCGCCAGCTTCGCGAAGAAGCGGCAGCGCGTAAGGCTGCAAAAGCAAAAGGGGCCACGCCTGTCAAGACTGTCACGCCGTCGCCTGCACCGCAAGCGTCGACCCCTGCGCCTGCTACTAGTTCTGACGCCGCATACAAGCAATCTCAGCGCGCCGATCTTTGGGAATCCATCAAAGCAAGCAACCCCACACTCTCTGACGCTGACATCACGGCTCAGGTCATGCGGAGAATCCCGTAATGGGTAACCCCTTTAAGCAGGCAACGACTGCCGTTACGTCTAAGGGGAACCCGTTCCGCACCAGTGATGCAGAAACCGCGATCAAAGATTCTGCACTGTCGCCTTTGCTGGAAGATCCGTTCCCGAAGGCAGGGCGGATAACGGCTGGTGCTGGCCCCCGCATTGGCATTGGCGCTGGGGTGGCTCCAGTCGTCACGTCTGCCCCTGCTCCAAAAGAGTTTGAGAAGCGACTTGCCCGCGCTGTTGCACAGGGTACAAAGAAAACGGCCCCGTTTGGCGACGAGTCGGAGCTAACAAAGGAGCAGGCGCTTCAACTTGCCCGCGCAAAGGGGGCCGTTGCTGTTGCAGAAGACATCGGGCGATCTATTGCGGGTCAGCCTGCGCGGACACTGTATCGTACCGCCACGGGCATTGCTCGACTCCGCAACGATCCCCGTGCCGAGCGACTGGCCGAGCAGACGCGAGAGATTGAAGAGAGCACCGCCCCGCAAACTGGGTTTGGGGAAGTCACAATCCCGTTGCCAAAGTCCTTAGCCAAAGCGGTGGGCGTTGATAAACTGCCAATCAACCTGCTCCGCGCTGGGGCAGAGATGGGGGCGTTTATCCCGTCTGGGATTGCGATGGGCGCACTCCGTTCCGGTGTAGAGTCAGCGGCGGGCAAAGAGTTCAGCACCGTAGGACGAAACATTGACGACCCGCTAACCCGAGCGTTAGCTGATGCCGCATTTGACTTGGCCATCCCCGGGTTGATGGCTACTCCAAGAGCCGTGCGGTCGGTCCGAAAGCTGGGGCGTGTTGGCGACGAGCTTGGCGATGCCTTCACGCAAGGCATCCGCGAGGGAGCGCCCGAAGCCGCTGAGTCCGTCGTCCCGTCGTTGTCCAGAAAAGATGGGTACGTCCCACGGGCTGCCGCAGAAACGCAGATCAATCGCTTGCTTGCCCCGAAGGCGCAGGCAGGGTCGGCGCAACCGTTGTTTAGGATGCCGCCTATACCGGAAGCGGCTGGGGCAGAAGCTCCTGCCGTGGTACAGAGAACTGGTCGGCGCACGGCGGCTGAAGTCCTTGCCAAGCGCCCAGAGTTTGAGATGCCTGCGGCCCTCACGGCGGAACCCGCAGAAGTTGGCGCATACACGGCTGGCAAGTCTGTTGGGGGAGCAAGGGTTGCTCGCACCCCTATCGAGCAGGCATTTGCGAGCGCCGAAGAAGCGAGGAAGCTGCGTGACATTAACATCCGAGAAGGCATCGGATCGCCAAGCGAGTTGCGGGAACGACTCCGCAAGACTGGCATCATTGGCGGGAGGGCAGAGAACGCTCCAGACTTAGAGCGGACGCCAGACAGCGCGATGGAGCAAGCCGCGCAGGAAGTTTTGGGAGAAGCGTCAGTGGTTGGCGCAGAAGCCCCTGAAGCGTTCCGGGATATGCCGTGGGAGAAGATTGCAGCGGAGAGCAACAAGAAGATCAATCTTGCCAAAGCGTCGGATACCCAGCTTGAGGAGATTCTCAACAACCGCGCGATGAAAATTGCCGAGCTTGAGTCTCTGGTAAATAGCTGGGACGAGCGGGTTGGCGGCGTGATCGAAAGCTTTAAGGGCAAGACACGTTCCCCAAACCTGACGCCGGGGATGCGGGCAAAGGCGACCCGCGAGAAGGCGGTAAGAAACCCTGTTACTGGCGAGTTGATTGAGACGGCTGCTGAGAAGAACGCCCGCGAGCGGGGGATCAGCGACGAAAACTTGGCTCGACTTGAAGAAGCTGGGTTTGCAGATCGTGATGACTACTTTGACCAGAAACGTGCCGTTGATAAGGCGCGCCTTGTGCTGAACCCGTTGCGAAAGTCAGAGTACTTGGCGCAAAAAGAATACGTTCGGCGCTTCAACGAGGGGGTACGGTCTGGCAAGATTGAAGGTGAGCTTATGCCAGAGCCAGTAACCCCAGCCAAGGGAGCGTCAGCAGAAGCCACTGCGAAAAAGGCCGAACAACAGGCGTTAGACAAAGAGAACGCTGCCGAACTGAAGAGACTCAAGCGTCCTCCTCCGTCTGGGTTTGCGAACCCGGCGTTGGTTCAGGGGCTTGGCGGGTTCGGGGCTGGAGCAACGGCTGGCGTTGCGACTGACGAAGAAGGCGGGATGTCCCCTTTGCAGCGAGCGTTGCTGTACGGGGCGGCTGGGGCTGCCGGTGGGGTCGGGATTGGCCGCGCCATGCGGGGGAAGGGCGGGGCAGTCGCGCCGTCTATCCCCGAACTCTCGGCAATCATGGGGACCATCAACACCGGGAAACGTGCGGGTGCTGAAGAAGTCCCGGGGATGCTGACCAGAGCACAGCGGTTGTACGGCAAGCTGGTGTCTGAGACGTACCCGCTTGAGGAAGCTGCCCGACGGTTTGGGAGTCCCGAGCAGGGGAAAGAGCTTCCGGGTCTTGTTGCTCAAAAGCAAGGGTCTGGCCGTGCGGCTGAAGGGTATTTGCAAGACAACCTTTCTCCGCTGCTTCGGACGCTTTCCAAAGAAGAGAAGCAATCTGTTCGCGGGCTGCTCAAGTCGCGGCGTGATTTGCAGATCCGTCAGCTTGGGGGAGCCGCAAAGTCTGATGTCCCAACGGACGTGCTTGAACGTGGGGTAGCTGCGGGCAACGCGAACCCAAAGATTGCTGGTGTTGCAGACCGCATTACCGAGATGCACCGTGAGTTGCTGGAGATGCGGTACAAAGCGGGGCTGCTGACCGACGAAGCGTATGATGCGATCATAAAGAGCGATGACTTCTACACGCCGCTCTACCGCGAGATTGTCCAAGATGCTGGCCCCGTCCGCACCACGCCGGGGGCACGGTCTGGGAAGTTCAACGTGTTTAGCTCTGGCGTCCGCAAGATGGACCGCACCGCCGAGGCGTTTGAGAAGACGGCGGACCCGTTGGAGATGGTCATTTCCGACGCAGCACGGACGTATCGTGACGTGTCAAAGCAGCGCGCATCCAACGTGATCTTCAGCATTGCCGATGCAAACAAAATGGTTGGCCCAAACGGGCTTCCGCTTATTGAACGGATACAGGCTGATCCGATGTCCCCTCCGAAGGGACCGGACATCATACAACAGGTCCGTGGGGGCAAGCTGTACACCTACCGCGTTAACGACAAAGACTTGATGGATGCGCTGTCCAGCCAAGACGATGTATCGGCAAATGCGATTGTCAAGTTTGCCAGCTTAATGAAAAACGTGCAAACGGCTGGCATTACGGTGTTGCCAGATTTTGCCGCCGCAAACGTAATCCGAGACGTGGCAATGTCTGGGGTCCAGCGTTTAGACCTCGGGCGCGCTGCGCGTGAGGGCGGTCTGGGCGCGCTTGTTGGCGGAACAACGGGAGCCGTGACTGCCGACTCTGAGGAAAGTGCTGTCAAACGGTTTATGACCGGGGCAGGGCTTGGCGTCGGCGTGGGGTTATATGCGCGCCCACTCGCGCAAACATTGGGTGCCGTTAAGCAAATCATGTTCAACGAACAAATCTTCCGGGAGTTTTTGGCAAACGGTGGATCGACTGAAGGGTTTGCTGTCCGCAACGCTAATGATGCGGCAAAGATTCTCAAGGACTTAGAAAAGGGTCCGGGGTTTTCGGTCAGCGACATTATTATCCCGACAAACTGGTGGCAAACGCTCCGTAAGATCGGCAGCATTGGCGAGCAGGCCACTCGCGTTGCGGCGTTTCGGCAAGCCACTGACGCCGGGATGTCTGGGGCAGAAGCCGCGCTTTTCGCGCAGGACCGGACATTGCGGTTTGCAAGCAGCGGCGGGAGCAAGTCTGTCAAAAACCTTGCGGCGATGACCCCGTTCTGGAACGCAAAGGTGCAGGGCTGGGACAAGCTCGCCCGCATGATGAAAGACCCGAAGACGTATCCGCTGGCGGTTGGTATGCTGACTGCGCCCAGTCTCGCGCTCTGGTCGATTAACAAGGACAACCCGGAATACTGGGAGCGCCCGATATACGAGCGCAACTTGTTCTGGTTGGTCCCGAAGAGTGCGGTGGGGGCTGAAGGTGAAAAAGGATTCTGGCGTATCCCAAAGCCTTTCGAGTTGGGGTTCCTGTTTGCCTCCCTGCCTGAACGGGCGCTGGACTATGCCACGCAGGCTGGGTTAGACCTCCCGTTCTTTGGAGAGATCCAGAGCGCCAGCCCGCAGGTAGCAGAGCCGGGGCGCGCATTGAAGCGTTCTGCGGCGGACATCGGGACTGCAACGCTTGAGGGGACGCTGCCTGTCCCTGAAGTGCTTTCGCTCCCCGCCCAGCTTTATATGAATAAGGACGTGTTCAGGAACAGGCCGATTGTGTCGCGGCCACAGCTTTCCCCAGAGTTGCAGATTACCGACGAGTCTTCCGCTATTGCCCGCGCTTTGGCAAAGGCTGGCGTTAGCCCTGAGAAGACGGACTTCTTCATCCGCAACGCCTTTGGCACGGCGGGGGCTGAAGCATCGAAGTTCATAGATGTTGTGGCGCGGGAGGAGGGTGTCCCAGCGTCTGAGCCTCCTGCCGGTCAGGCCCGCATCCCGGTTATTGGGCGGTTTGCGGAGCGGTTCTCGACTAGCACGAAGGGGCAGACTGACCCGGAGGCGATGGCCCGTGAGCGGTTGCGTGAGTTGACGCAGATCGAGGTAGACTACAAAGAGCTAAAGCGGATAGGAGATCGCGAAAAGCTGCTCGACTTTGCGGAGAAGCACATGGATGACTTAGACTTAGCCAAGCGGATTCAGCCGCTAGAAACAGAGCTTGAAAAGCTGTCCCGTCTCCGAACAAAGATCCGCAAAGACAACAGCTATTCTCCTGAAGACCGAAAGATCGCGCTAGAGATTCTTCGCGAGCGCGGGCAAGCACTGTCAGAAGCCTTAATCGGAGTCCCCAAGCGATGACCGCTGAAACAAGTACCGCCCTCCTGATCGGCGCAGCCTCCGCTGCTGGCACGGCGGCGGCACAGTCAAGTCCGTTGGGCGGCGTACCGATTGCCCTGATCTCTGGGGTGGTCGGCGTGGCGGTGTCGTGGGGGATGATGCGGGTGACAGTCAAAACCGTGGAGCGGGATGTGGCATCCATGCATCACGATATCCGAGACATCTATATGCTGACCCGGGACATCAGTGATCGGGTTAGCAAAATGGAAGGGAGGGCAGAGAAGTGAAGCTGCCCCTCCCTCCTGCTGAAGTCCCTGTGCAGTCCGACGTGGCGATACTTGCCCCACACTTCCGTGATGCTGTTGATCGTGTCCTCGACGACATGAAGGCGTGGGGCTACACTCCGCAAGTCTTTGAGGCAATGCGGACGAACGAGCGGCAGGCGTTCTTGTATGGCTTTGGGAGGGATTACGACGACGGGCGGGGCATTGTCACCCATAGCGCAACGGCAGACGACACATGGCACGGCTACGGGTTGGCCGTGGACATTATTTGCACTCGACGCAAATGGTCTGCTGCTCCTGACTTCTGGCACGTTCTTGGCACCAGCGCCAGACGGCATGGGTTGGTCTGGGGAGGGGACTGGAATGGTGATTGGTCCATCACTGACGAGAAATTCATGGACCGCCCACATATCCAGTGGGGCGCTATGCGGAGAAGCCCCTCCTCCAATGCGCTTGCAGTACGGGCGAAAGGCGGCCTAGTCTCTGTCTGGGCTGTGGTCAGCGCCATGTAACGTTCTACGCCCACCACAAGGAATCGGGAGTCCCCTGCACTAATCTGCGGGGGATTTTCTTTTGCAACCCCCTTGCGGAATAAGTAAAGAACATTCATAATGTCTCCACCCGCTAGTATCAACGACAACATCTCACGGAGCAAGCGATGACCGACCCGCCAGTGTCCCCTCTTGAAGATCGCCTCTCAAACGTTGAAGCTGAGTTGGCAGCAGTAATCATTGCAATACAGGTTCTTACGATGATGGTGCAAGTACAAGCGAGATCCGCTGAAGAGTTGGCGTCATTAGTGGAAGAAGCGACCGCCGCGTTCCCGCTGCACGAAACGCAGTTCTCCTCTCAAATCCAGTAACCGGAGTTATCATGGCAATCCACAAGCTCGCGAACGGACCGATCACGTTGACGATTGCGTCTATCCAGAACACCGAAGGAAACTTTGGCCCGCAGGTCTGCTTCAATGGCGACAACGATGTGGCCGTCTTTATCTCGGAGCTGTCTGCCACCAAGCAGTTGGCTCGCATTAACCTGACGGCAGAGTCCGCCATTGGGCAAACGTTGCATTTCGAGCAGATCAAGAAAGACGGGAAAACGTACACCAACATCCTCCTCGCTGGCGAAGGCACGACGGTGGCAACGCCTGCTCCGGTTGCACATCTGGCTGTGCCTGTTGCCCCGAAGGCTCCCGTTGATCTTGCGGCCCTAGCCGTGCTGTACAGCGAGTGCTTCAGCATTGCGATGGCAACGCTGGGCGTGAAGTGCGAAGAAGCTGGGGTGCCGTATGACGCCGCTGCCTTGCAGGCCGCTGCTGCCACCATCTTTATCAAGGCAACCCGATAATGGACAGCAGCAAAAAATACGTCACGATCAACCTGTCGCCCGAAATGTTCGCGGTGCTGACTGGCTTGACGGGGTTGGCTATCGCCGTCATGCAGAACGATCAAGAAGTCGCGCAGGGGTTTGCCACGATGCTGTCTGACCCCGACATGGAGCCGGTTGCTAAGGAAATCGTGGACCTGCTGCAATCCATCACCCGCGATGTGATGGACGGGCAATCTGGCCCTGTCGCACCCAAGATTCAGATCGTAAGCTGATGGGCAAGATCACCAACATGCACAATCTGCCAGCCGCTATCGTTGCGGCTGTGCAGAACGACCCCTACGTCGGCGGTGGTGACATCTCCACGACGAAGTTGATTGACTCTCCCCAGATTCGGGTGCTGGGGGGCAAGCACAAGGACGAGATCTCCGTCGATGTCTCCGAGCGGGTGTGGGCGCTGCTGGGGCAGGCGGTCCACACGATTCTGGAACGGGCTGGGCTGCGGGAGGATGGCATGGTCGTGGAAGAACGACTGTATGCCGAGGTCAACGGTTGGCAAGTCAGCGGCCAAGTAGACCGGATGCACTGTGACTTGGGCAAACTGTCGGACTACAAAGTCACGACCGTGTACAAGAAAAACGGCAGCGACGGGTGGACCCGACAGTTGAACGTTCTCCGCTGGCTGGCGCACCAGAACGGGCATGAGATCAATCAACTAGAAGTCATCGGCATCTTCCGAGACTGGCGCAAAACGGAAGCCGAGCGGAACCCTAACTACCCGCAAGCGGCCATTATGGCGATTCCGGTGCCGTTGTGGAGTCTGGAAGACGCCGAAGAGTACATCACCGAGCGGGTGTACATGCACCAAGCCGCCAGCCGGGGGGAATCAGCCCCCTGTACGGACGAAGAACGCTGGTTCAGCGGCAACAGCTATGCGCTGATGAAGCACGGGGCCAAGCGGGCGACCAAAGTCAGCAGCATTCGGTCTGACTTTGATCTCGCGGACCCGGCAGAGTACACGGTCGAGACTCGGGCTGGCGAGTACAAGCGGTGCGAACATTACTGTGAGGTTCGGGAGTTTTGCTCCCAGCGCAAGGAGGCGTCGTCGTGAAGCGTCAGAGGTTTCTGCACACGGGGCGCAAGCCTAACGAAGATCGACGGCAAGCGGTGTCGTCAATGTATCAAGGCGGGATGTCGCTCCGAGCCATTGCCGAGATGGTTGGGGTGACCCCGCAAGCCGTGCAGTCAATGTTGACTCGCATGAACATCCCTCGCAGACCTCCGGGTGGGAATACCGGAGGACACAGCAGACACAAGAAATAACCCCCGCCAACAGGACTATGCCAAACCTTTCGATTATCCCCGCCCATGCGGTTGCTGACCCAGAACTTAGTGACACGCAGATCCGTGTGCTATGCGCTATTGGGACGTTCAGCAACCGCCTCGGCGGGAATGTATGGGCCAGCGTTCAGACTATGGCGAAGGGCTGTGCGCTATCTCCTCGCACCGTGCAACGTGCGATCCCGAAGCTGATCGAGCGCGGGTATCTGCACTCCGTTGAGCGTCCGGGGCGCACGACGGTGTATGAAATTGCGCTGGAACCCCTGACACCACAGTCACCCACCCCCGTCACGGGAGTCACCCCACCCCAGACTCAACTGAGTCACCCTAACGATAAGAAGAACGATAAGAAGAACGATAGCAAAAGCATTGCGCGAGAAGTATGTGGTTCAATCTGGGATTTCTACCCCAAGCGGGATACGCCACACCTCTACCCGCCTGCTGTCCGCGCCGTTGCTGGGTGCATTGACGACGGCGCAGAACCCAACCGTCTGATCTCAGCGGCGTTCCTGTACGCGGATGAAGTCCGTCGCAAGCAGATCGACCCCCGCTATGTGAAGACGATCCACAAATTCTTTGCAGATGGCGCATGGGAACACTACACCCAGTTAGTGCTGGTGCATGGGCGCACCCGCGAGGAGTGGGCACGGTCTGGGCAAGATGTGGCCGAGTTTGATCGACTTTCTCTCTCCTACACAGGTGAACCACATGTCGCATAATGTCAGCTTGCCCACCCACCGCTACGTCTACGTTGTCCCCAGCTTCGTCCTGCGTGACCCGCTGCGGACGGCGCTGATCCCTGCGATGTGGGTCGGCGTGAGTGTTACGCCGGGTCGGGCGCTCGGATGTCACGTCCTACTGGAGAACGGGGCGCTGGTGGTGGATGTCCCGCTTCATGCGTTGCGGGGGGAGATGGTCGAGTACGCCCCGCTTGCTCTGCCAGCACTGGTGTCGTGGGACTGTTTCGGGTGGAGTGCCGAGGCATGGCAGCCAGAAGTCCTGTCTGGGCTTGCCTGTGCCATTCTGAGCGAGGATCACAAGCGGGCGATAGGCAGGGGCACCCTCTGGTTCTGTATCGACCACATGGGCGACGGGTACAGCATGGCACCAGAGCAGCACAAGCACTTGTGGATCGTGGAGAGAGAAGCGGATCGGGCGTTGATGCTCTTGCCGCAAGACCGCGTGTTGATCGAAGACAGCAGCTTCACCCACATCGACGGCATCCCGCCGATCAAGCGGCAGTCGATTGTCTGGTATGCCGAATGAACGAGAGCCAAGCATGGCGAGCAATCGCGGAGCAGTATGCGGTGCAAGCGGATTATTCCCTGTGGCTGCGCGCCTACGACCTGTATTTAGATCGGAACATTGACAACTTCACCTACCGTACGATGTGTGTGCGGATTGAATCGCACCTCAAGGCATCGGTAAAGCCGAACCGCTGGTGCCCGCCAATTAACGGGTGCCTTGTGGCGCTGTTTCTGGAGCTGGAGTCTGCCGAGTGAACTCCCTTGACGCGCACGGCCTGTTGAAGTCCGCCCTACTCCGTGGAGGGCATCATGCAAAGAAGACAGGCAAGGCCATAGCCTTCCGCTGTGTACGGCACAACGACAGCACCAGTAGTGCGTGGCTGGGCGATCATGCGTGGGGATGCTCGGCCTGTGGCTTTACGGAGCCACTGGCGACACTGGCTGATGTGCTGGGGGTCACCCTGCCTGACGACGCGAAGGCGTCAAGTGGGCTGACGTTGGGGGAGTACGCCGAGCGGAAGGGGTTGTCGCTGGCAGGGCTGGCAAAAGCGGGGGTGGTCGAACGGGTAGGCAAGTTTGGCGATGCGATTGTCGCCATGCCGTACCGTCGTGCTGATGGCAGCGTCATCCGTACCAAGTGCCGCACCCGCAAGGGCACGTTCTGGGACAGAGACGGAGAGGGCACCCCGCTGTACGGGCAGGATGTCTTGGCAAAGTCTTCTGTTGGCCCTGTGTTGATCGTCGAGGGCGAGAGTGATTGCCATGCGGGCTGGCAACGCGGGGTCACGGTGGTCGGCTTGCCCGGTGCGAGTCAGTGGAAGCCCGAGTATGCCAGCCTCTTGTCGGGCCGTGAGGTGATCGTGTGGCAGGAGCCTGACGAAGGGGGCGCAACGATGGTGGCGGCGATCTCTCCCTCGCTGCCGAAAGCCCGTATCCTGCGGGATGTGAAGCACCACGGTCAGCCCATGAAAGACCTGTGCGACTTGCACCAGTCGGTGCAGTCACACGGCGATGACTGGGCAACGGTGTGGCAGGGGATCCTTGGCACCACCACACCCATCGGCGCAGAGCCGCCAGCCGTCGCCTTTGATTCGATCACGGGCGACACGTTGGATCAGATGTTGACCGAGAAGCTGGCCCCAGTGGACGCCGTGCCAACGCCGTTAGAGGCGTGGAACCGTGTGTGTGGATCAAGCGGTGGTGGCGTGGGCTTGGCAAAGAGTTGGCTGATTACGGTTGGTGCGAACACGGGCACGGGCAAGAGTCTGATCGGCATTAACCTCGCCGCCCGTGCCATCGAACATGGCGAGACGGTCACCTTCGTCTCGCTGGAGATGGGGCGGAGCGAACTCGCTACACGCCTGCTGTCGGTGGTCAGCAACGAGAGTGTGGTGCTGCTAGAGCAAGGGCCGATGTTCGATCAAGCGGTGTACGGACGAGCGGCACGGATGCTGAACGAAACCCGTGAACGCACGGGCGGTCATGTGTTAGTCAACCGTCGTCCGCTGTCGAGGATGTCTGATGTGTCGGCCTGCATTAAGCATCACGCCGAGGTGAGTGGCAGCAAGTACTTCATCATGGACTACATCCAACTCGCCAGCGTCAGCAACATGAATAACATCCACGACCGCATCGAAGCCGTCTCGCATGAACTCCGTGAGTTGGCGCAGACGCTGAACGTCCGCATGGTCACGCTGAGTCAGTTCAACAGACAAACCTCGGCCAACCGTGCCGAACGCCCGATCAGTCAGGGGCTGATGGGTGGGTCTGCGATTGAGAATGACAGCCACCAAGTCCTGCTGTTCGATCACTCCCGCTTCACCCGCTCTGGCAACTTGGCCGACACATGGTTGATCGTCGATAAGAACCGTGTGGGTGGGTCGTGTGACATCCCCGTGCAGTGGGACTTCCGCACCCTCCGGTTGACTCAGCGGACGCCGAGTATCAAGGAGCAGGAAGAAAAGCATGGCCCGATGATCCCCAAGTGGAAGGAGCGGAATTGATCCTCACATTTACCGTCCCGTGGGCCGCCCTCTGTAGCGACAACCGCAAGTTTAAGTACCGCTACATCCTGTCCGACCAGTACCGTGAAGCCAAGCTGGTGATCGGCACCCTTGCCAAGAAATCTGCAAAAATCTTTGGCTGGCCTCTTGTTGACGTTGACTTGGGGTTGTACGTTCTGGTCCGAGAGCCTGACCGCCGCCGCCGTGATCTCAACTTCTCGAAGAACCTGAAGGACGGGATCACGGATGTCGGCGGGGTCTGGGTGGATGATCGGCAAGTGCGAGATGAGCGGTGGGCGTTTCAACCTGCTGAGAAAGGAAAGACGGCGGGTGCCATCATTACAATCTGGAGGCTCGATGACGTGGACGTTCTGGGGGATGGTTGTGATTGCCGTAGTAGCGATAGCGCGGGGCGTGTACTGGGACACAAAGGCTCGAAGCGTCGGCGCAGAGCGGGATGAGGAGATGGGGCGATGAGTAAAGAAGATCAGTGTGACTGCTGCGGAGGATGGGACGGTGAGATGGGCGCGGACGGAGAGCATGAGACTTTGTACGATTGCATCGTGGAACTAAAAGGTCAGCGTGACAAAGCAATCCGCGCTCGCAACGAAGTGCTGGATCGGGCGGCGGCAAGTGTGGTGTTTGCGGGGAGGATGAGGGCAGCTGAAGAGGGGCAAAGAAAGAGAATTGCAGAGCTTGCAGACGAGTTGCTTCGACTGCACTGGCCCACACCAGAGGAGATTACGCCATGAAATTTCGCAAGAAGCCTGTCGTGATTGAGGCAATCCAGATCGGCGTGGACCCTTGGCCTGATGCGGCATGGGATGCCGTGACCCGCAACGAGATCGTGTTTCGGTGCCCTGCGGAGCAGGACGGATACATCGAGATACACACGCTTGAGGGCCTGATGCGCGGCGAGCATGGCGACTGGTTGATCCGTGGCGTGAAGGGCGAGTTCTACCCTTGCAAGCCTGACATCTTTGCCGCCACATACGAACGTGTCGAGGATATCACGCCATGAGTTACGATGACTGGGACATCCAGAGCGATGACGATGGGCTGGACTACGAGAGGGCGTATGATGCCGCTGTCAAACGTCACGCCAAGGCGCAAGCATCCGAGGACCGCGACACGGGGGAGCAGCTAGACCCGCTGCCCGAGTTTGGGGCAGACGAAGAGGAGGGAGAGGCATGACCAAGCAAGAGTTAGCAGCGATAGAGAGCAGGGCAAACGCCGCTACGCGAGAGCCGTGGATCGTGGATGGCACTTACGTGCCAACGGCGTCGTTATCAGCGGTGTCGGTGTATGGCATGGGCATGGAGGTCGCGGAGTGCCAGATGGACGCAGACGGGGCGTTCATTGCCGCTGCCCGTGTCGATGTGCCAGCGTTGATCGCTGAGGTGCGGAGGCTGCGAGATGAGCGCGATGCGCTGCAAGTGCGTAACAGTGAATTTTGGGATGCTCCAGCCGTGTCGCGAGTAGAGTGGGACGCACTCCGCGCCGAGCGCGACGCGGCGGTGCAGGATGCGGCGACGTTAGCCGACAGCATTGAGGACTACATCGGGTCACAAGGGAGGTCGTACCAATACGACGAGTACCTACTGCTATGCGGTGTGGTGCGTGACTACAACGCTGCATTCGCCGCCCGCACCGCCGACGCGGGGGCGCAGCCATGACGATCCCCGTTATGTATTTGTGGCCGTTGGGGTGCTTGGCGATGGTCGGGCTGGTTCATGCCGTGTTTGCTATCGAAGAGATGGCGCACCACATCATGCAGAAACTCCGATGACGGACAAGGAAATGCCCCGCGACGAAAGCAAGGTGCAGGAGGCCGAGCAGTTGGTGTTAGATCGTGCCGTCGCGTTCGTCGAATCGCTGAAGATGTACAACTCTTACCCAAAGGATATGGCAGAGAAGTACATGAAGAAGATAGTAAAGGAGTGGGAAGATGAACTCCGCGTAGCCGTTGCCACCCTCTTAGCCGCAGAAGCCGCTGCATAGACATGGACATAACATTTGACACGCTGAAGAAGTCTCCTCGGACTATCAACACGATCAGACAAGACGTAGCGAGTGCAGCACGGGCGCTGGCGGTTCATGCAGAACGGCTGGGTGCTATCCGTGCCTGTGCCGTCATCGAAGGGATCGCCGCTCGCCGCAAAGACATCAAGGCGGAAGCCGAGTATGTGAAGGAGTGCGAACGGGCGATCATCAAACACTTCAACGCCGCTGTCCGTAAAGCAGCAGCAAAGGGGAACCCATGACTAGACTGTACCTGACTCACAACGACCGCTACCGTGTCCGATTGGCAAGCGGGGACACCGTATCGTGTCGATGGGATGACCCCCATATGCGGTTTGTGGTCAAGACCATGCGGGGGGATCGAGTTCTTGTCACCGATAACATCAAGTCGGTTTCACCCGTCGAGAATAACCGCACGATTGTCTGGACCTCGCTGGGCCACTGCTTCCGTGATATGCACAAGGGGAAGGAGGGGAAGCAGCGGAAGGAACGGGCAGACAGTGGCTCGACATGGGAGCACCCCTACCAATCTCCTCCAGCCCGACCGACGATTCGGAGAGTTGGCTCGCCCCTGAGGTGGATGGGCAGAGACGGGACCACACGGGGAGGCTGATAGAACAACTGGTTTAGGAGAAGCCGCGAGCCGTCCCGACTTATCCCGAGCCGCGAGCCGTCCCACCTTGCCCACCGTCGTGCATTTCCCGCGAGGCGGTGGGCAGTTTTATTGCGGGTGGGCTGATGTCGGGGCGGGTGGCGGGTGGGTGGGTGGTGGCGGCTGGCGGGTGGCGGCCTGTTTGTCTAGGCAAGAGCAACCGGCGGCGGGGCGGCGGTGCTCGTCAAGAGCAAGGGGCGGCAAACAAACTAGCCCCCCCGCTGCCGAAGCAACGGAGGGGCCAGCGGTGCAAGCCCCCGCCAGAGGACTAGGCACCAGAAACCTAGCGGGCTACGCGGTTAGGTACAATCCGTGGACGGCGCGGGTCTTGGTGCCTCCCTCCGGGCTGAAGGATCCCATCGAGGCCAGCAAGCGAAGGCGGCTCTTGATCCACGCCAGTTCGTCAGCATCGAGCGGGGTTGTGTCGCCGGTTTCTTCATCGAGGCCGCAAATCAGCACGGGGCCGAATAACGGGTCCTCGCTTTCGGTATGCACCAGTGTAAGGGGAAGGTCCATTAAGATTCCCTCGTCGTTGACGTAGCCGGTCACGGCGAAGCCGGGGCGGGTCGGGCTGGGGACGGTGAACGCCGGGGCGATGTAGCCCCCTACGGTGTCTTGCATGGCGGCAAGCGTGAGCGGGTGGGTGACGGCTTCGGCGCGGGTCGAGTCGATCAGATAGGCGTTGAGCATGGTGGGGATCCGGTTAGGGGAGGGAACAGCGGGTAACAAGCACGGCGAGGACAACGACGGCGGCATAGATCACGGCATCGGGTACAACGTCCGGGGGCGTTGTCATGCGACCCCCGGATCTTTTACGGCCTTGAGTGCGGCGGTGAGATTGCGGACGGCCTCGTCTCGGCTGTACGCTTGCGGGATGATGAGGGAAAGCGGCGGGATGATCGAGGCGGCGGCTAGGCGTCGGAACGTCTCCACCAGCACGGTTCCGCGTTGAACGTGCCCCCCGTTGCCGGGGTTCTTGTAGCTGCTTGCGCTGAGTGCGGCCCAGCCGTGCGAACGGTACACGCCCGCGTGGCCGAAGAGGGCTAGGGTGGTGTCGAGGCGCAGGGGTTGGTCGGACTGCTTCACGGTCCAATCCTGCGCGTGGACCTTGCCGGTGCTCCCGAAGTTGTTGGCCTTCAAGGCGCGGAGTTCGATACGCCACCCGGCCCCCTCCAACACATCGCATAACGCGGCCATCTGTAGCCCGGTCCAGAACATTTCTTCGTGAGTGATCTCGCCGGGGCCACCGAAGGCGCAGCCCACCGACAACGTGACCGGCTGGCGCGTGGCCCTCTTTGTCCGCGTCTCGTAGGCTTGATCCCAGTTCCCAGACAGCGCCGCTTCAACGCGGAGCGTGTCGCCCGCGTCTGCGAAGGTGCGGCGGCGCTTTATGGCAACGGCCTCCGGGGCGAAGTCGCCAAGATTTAGCGAAGGGATCTCGGCGCGGGCGCGGTCTGCTCCCTCTTGCCACCCCTGCCGCTCAAAGATTTCCTTTGCCTCGGTGATCGAGGACAGCCCGCCGAACGAATCCTTCCGCATGGATCCGTAGGCGTTTGCGAGATCGTTAACGTTGCTCTGCCATCGGTCGTGGTTGTGCTCCGGGATGTTGGCGATATCGAGAAGCGCGGCCATATCGGCTACGCTCCCGGATACGATGGACGTGGTGGAAGGGGTGTCGGTATGCATGCGGAACATGACGGCGGCCCTCAAAGCGAAAGAAGGGCGCGGTCCTCGTCGGTCCACCCTTCGGTGATCTCCCGGAGCGCGTCGGCCACAGTCACGCCCAGTTGCCCTACCAGCGCGTCAGCCTTGAGGATGTCGCGGGTGGTCAGCCACCGCCGAAGGTTGCGGGTGCGGATAACGGCCCGGGCCTTCTGGATGCGGTCGGCGATCTCCAGACACGCGCACAACGTCCGTTCTAGCTCGGTGTCATAGTCGACCGGCACGTTGAACCAACGGTTCAGGAACGCGCCGTCTAGCTGGGTGCGCCCGTTGTAGATCCGGGAAGCGCCCGTACCGTAAGTGTTCGCGCCGCCCAGTAGAACAAAGCTAGGCGAGCGGGGGATCTCTTCGCCGGTCGGCGTATGCCATACCGGGGCGTCAATCATGGCGTTGATTGCAAGAAGAACGTTCTCGTCGGCGGCGTCGAGTTCATCGAGGAGAAAGACGCCACCGTCGCGGAACGCTTCGACCAGCGGGCCGGGGGTGTAGACAAGTTCGCCGGTTGTCAGATTCGGGGTGAGTCGGCCCACTAGCGCGCCCTCAGTCAGCCCCCCGGAGCAGCAGATAGCGCGGAAGGACAACCCCAGCGCCTCCGCCACGTGGGCCGCTATCGTGCTCTTGCCGGTCCCGGCGTCGCCGACCATGAGCACATTGAACCGACCCCCGTTCCCCTTCCGCATCGAGGCGCGGGCGAGAACGTGGGGCAGGCGAACGTGCGGGCGGGCAGTCAACGCCACCGGGTCGGCGTTGTTGATCCGTACATGATGCACCGACGTACCGGCGGGCCGGTTCGCTAGCTCGGCCTCCAGTGCCGACACGCGGGCACCGACGCGGGCGTCTACGATGGCGGCAAGCATGGCATCCAGACTCCCGGCGACGGGTGCCGGTGCAGCCATCGGGGCGGGTGGAGCAGGGGTGGTGGCGGTCAAGGTCTGAAACATCGAGGACGGTTCCACGGTGGCGGGGGCTGGGGTGGTGGTGGGATCTGCTGGGGTGGTCTTGGGTTTCTCGCCGGGAAGCGGTGGCGCTCCCCGGTGGTTAACTAGGTGGTGGGCATGAATCCAACAGACGGCGGCGGTGATCTTCTCCGACTTGGGCGTCTTCCAAACAAAGGCGACGGCGGTCACGCCTCCCCCGTGGTGCAACACAATTCCCCGTGTGCCGTCCGGGATGGTGACAGCGAACCGGGACGAGGCTGTAAGGAGTTGGTCAATCGTGCCGCGATACCCGGCGGCTTCAATATCAAAAACAGACGGGGAAACGGCGGGGATGAGTTGGCGGGCGTCCGGGATGGCTGCGCCTAGCTTCACCTGCCGCCCGACTTCGAGCCCGTCGAGGGTGTCGAGGGGGCGGCGGTCTAGGGGGGTACTCATACGGCGGGATCCTCGGCAAGCGGGAAGAAGCAGTTCAGTTCAAAGGAATCCACGGTGCCTTCCTCTACCTTCTCGGCCTCGATCATCATCGCCGGGGCTTCTTCGAACCAGTAGGTATTGAAGGCGCGGCGTTCGTCGTCCGCGTCCTCGGCACGAACGTAGACGGTGCGGGTGATCTTCAAGATTCGGTCGGTGGGCTGGGTGCTGTCGATGTCTAGAAGCATGGCGGGGGTCTTGGTGGTGGGTGGGTGGCGCGGGGGGTGGTGCGGGTGGAACCCTCCCAACATGGGGACGGGTGCGAGGGTGTCAAGAGCAAAAGCAGCGACTGTTACACAAAGCTAATGAACGCGGGGGGATGAAATGTCCCATAGCCGGCGAGGGTGGCAAGAGCAAGCCGGCAAGGCTCGAGCACGGGGACGCCGGGGCGGGTGCCGGGATCTCGCGGGTGGTCGATGTCGCCCCCGATGTTGTCGCGGGGTGGCGGGGTGGCACGGGGAACGCGGGGAACGCGGGGCGGGTGGTGCGCGAGATCCTCTCGCCAAGCCGTCCGGTGTCCTCGCGCCCGCGCACGTCTCATTGAAGGCGGCCAGACAAACGGGGCCAGACAAACGGCCCGGCGTGGCGCGGCTCGGGGCGGATGGGACGCGGGGCGGAGCGGCGCGGATGCCCGCCGGTCGCGGTGGCGTAGAACGCGAGCGCGGGGCGCGGGTAGCGCGGGTGGGTGCCGTGGGGGGGGGTACCCCCGAGCGCGGGCCTACTCTACGTAGCACCACCATCACTCGGTCAGCGTGGCATGGTACTTGTCAACGATAAGGCTGCGTGGTATGATGCCATAGATTACAGAGCATGGTGCTGGTGCATATCAACGATAAGGGAGGCGTGGTGGCAAAAAATACAGAAATGGTGGAGCGGGTGCTCGATGGGATGGCGGAGGGGAAAACGCTGGCAGAGAGCGTGGCAGAGATGGCGCGGGCAGAGCGGAAGGCGGGGAAAACGGGAGCGGAGGTGATTACGGCGGGACGGGTACGGCGGTGGATTGCGGAGGATGAAGGGCAGTTTGTGCAGTATCAGCGGATGAAGCGGATGCTGGGGCAGGCGTTTGCGGAGGAAGCCCTTCGAATTGCACGGGAAAGCACCACCAGCACCACAGCGATGGACCGGGTGCTGATCGAGACGTTGAAGTGGTCGGCAGCCAAGGCCAACCCGGTGGAGTATGGGGAAAAGCAGACGGTGGAGCATCAAGGCTCGCAGACGTTATCGGTGAAGATTGTCGAAGATGATGCGCCGGTGAGGAATATTCATGCGCTGAATGCTGCCGGGAAGGATGCGCTGGTGGGTACGATGATAAGTGGCGTATTCCCACATATGCTGGCAATTCCACGTCAAAAAGATGACGAAGATTAAGATTCGATTAAGATTGCATTAAGTTTCTGTAACTTTCGAGCGGAGCCACTTGACACAAATTTTGGGCTGCGCTTAGGTTGGGGGATCATAGGGGGCGTACGAGGAGAGTGAGCGCAGCAGAGGATGCGTTGAGCGACGTGAGCGAAGCGAACCAAAGCGAAGCATCCGATGCGTAGCGCGAACACGACGAGTACGGGAGAAGGATGGCAAGCGCGAAAGGGAAGCATAGAGGGGCCGATACGGTAGAGATCCGTCTGCACCGTCGTCACCCGGGGCAGGTAAAGATTGCAACCCATGACGCCAGATTCCGGGTGGTCATGTGTGGACGGCGGTGGGGGAAGTCAGCCTGTGGCATTCGAGAAGCCTGCGATGTGGCGCTGGCAGGGCAGCCGGTAGGGTGGTTTGCCCCGTCCTACAAACTGGCGCTGGAAGCGTGGCGGGAGTTGGTAGACCGTCTTGCTCCAGTGACTTCCCGCATGAACGAGCAGGATAAGCGGCTGGAACTGGTGACGGGCGGGATTATTGAGGTGTGGACGCTGGATACCCCCGATCCTGCCCGAGGCCGTAAATATGCGCTGGTGGTGATCGACGAGGCGGGCATTACACGGGATTTGCTGGAAGTGTGGCAGTCCGCGATCCGCCCGACACTGGTCGATCTCAAGGGTCGGGCACTGATCTTAGGTACCCCAAAGGGCCGCAGACACGGGTTTGTGGTGCTGTTTAACCGTGGACTTGGGGACGACCCCGATTGGGCCAGCTTCCGTGCCTCAACGCTAGAAAACCCGTACATCCCCGCCGAAGAGGTGGAAGCCGCCCGTCGAGAGCTGCCGCCCGAAGTGTTTGCCCAAGAATTTGAAGGCATCCCGACCGACGATGGCGCAAACCCCTTTGGCTTGGAAGCCATCCGTGCCAGCCTTGGGCCGCTATCCGACCAGCCCGTGGTGGTCTATGGCGTCGATTTGGCCCGAAGCATGGACTTTACCGTGCTGGTGGGGTTTGACGCCTACCGCAGAGTGGCCTTTCTGGACCGCTGGCAGGCTCCGTGGGCCACGACAAAGGCACGGATAAGGGGTAGGGTAGGGGACACGCCCGTTGTGGCTGATGCAACGGGGGTTGGTGATGCGATTGTGGCCGACCTGCAAGTCATGGGGGTCAACGTCACCCCGCACGTCTTTACGCAGAGTTCCAAGCTCCGCCTCATGCAACGCATGGTTGCCGCGTTTCAAGGCAAGGAACTCACCTTGCCAGATTCCGAAGACGCCCGATGGCTGACCTCCGAGATGGAGGCGTTTGAGTTTACCTACACGGCCACCGGCGTTCGCTATGAAGCGCCGTCTGGGTTCCACGATGACGGCGTGATGGCCGTGGCATTGGCACTGCACGGGTGGGATCGGGTGCAGGGAGCGGTGCCTGAAGCGCCAGTGGGATTGCGGAAAATTGTGGACGACCCCTATGTTTCTCCCGAAGCTGGAGAAACACGGCTGTTTCAGCCTGCTGGAGACTTCCAATCGCAACTGCCCGGATCGGGCTGGTAATCGCACATGGAGAGGACCGGAATGGACGCCGTACTGGCAAAGTTAAGCAAGAAGCTAGGCCGCAAGCCCATGCTGAAGCGGAAAGGGCTGACCACTAGCGAGCCGCTCCGTCCCCCCGGCATGACCGTGGTGATTGGCCTTGGCAAACCGATGGGCAAGAAGGGCGAGAAGGGCGCGTTTGCCAAGCGGGATGAGAAGGGCTATCCGATGGACGAGGAAGGTGGCGACGACGAGGAGATGGTCACAGAAACCAGCCCCGAAGGACTGTCGGCCAAACTCGATGCGCTGATGGAACGGCTAGACGCCATCGAAGAAAAGATGGGCATGAAGGAAGAAGACGATGACGAGATGGAAGACGAAGACGAATCCGACATGGAGGAGGAAGACTGATGCTTGAGAATCCAGCCATCACGTTGGCGATCAAGATGGTGTCCCCGATTGTGGTCGGGTTTGCCACCCCGTTCGCGGTTGATGCTGTCAAACGGAGTGTAGCGTTGGTCGATAAGGCTCCGACCTATGCCAAGCAGGGTCTTGCCATTGCCATCGCTTCGCTTGGCACGGTCCTGACGACCACGTTGGGCGTAGATGTCCCCGCTGATCTGGCGGCATGGGACGGCGAAGTCGTGAAGGCGATGGTCGCAGGCTTCCTCGCCATTGCCATCAAGCAGCACAAGCAGTTGAAGAAGGCCAAGTAGTCACATGGCCTCCCCGGCGTGGCAGCGGAAGGAAGGGCAAAACCCAGACGGGGGACTTAACGCCGCCGGTCGCGCTTCGCTGCGGGCGGCTGGCAAAGATATCAAACCGCCTGTCAAAGCAGCGGAAGCGGCCAAAAGCCCAACGTCTGCCAAACGACGGATCGCGTTTTGTAAGCGGATGAAGGGGATGAAAGCCAAGCTGACCAGTGCAGCAACGGCCCGTGACCCAGATTCGCGGATTAACAAGTCACTTCGTGCGTGGGACTGTAACTAACAGGGGGCATCCGTATGGCAAAAACACCGCAGCCCCCCGCTAAAGCTCCTTCACGGAAACTTGCGGTTAAGCAAAAAAGTGTGCCGCCCAAACCGCCTAGTATGTATGACAACCTTATGGCTTATAGGCGCGTAGCGGAAAGCCCATACTTTAGGGATACACTAGGAGTTACTTCGCCAGTTGACGAAGACTACGAAGGCCGCGGTGCAAATGCTTACTACACTCCATCTAAAGACCGTATCTTTGTAAATACAAGAAGGGCTCCTGATGCCGAAGACCCACAGCAAACGCCTGCTGGCAGTTTTACAGCTAAAAGCGTACTAACACATGAAGGCGCACATTCCTTAACAAACAAGGAAGATAAGTTCCCGTCATATTTTGCAGTAAATCGCCCGAACATAACAAAGAATTTGGCGGCTGACGAAAACTTCTCTTATGTGGGGAAACAGCCACTTGACAAAATAAATATTTGGCAGCGGCAAAAAGGTCGAGTTGTAGATGATAAAGAATTTGACTTAAACAAAAACGTAGTAACAGAAAAAAACAAACCTAAGTACTTTGGTATGTTTGGGAGCAAGGACGTAGACCGCACAATAAGTCAACCAGAAAAAACAGCAATTGAAGCGCTAGATCGGTACTACGCATTAGGTGGGATGAGGTCTATGTTTGGCGGAGAATTTTTAGAGACTGACCCAAACGAGGCGCTTGCTCAGGCATATACAAACGCGGCTGGGTTCTTGTCTGAAACGGCAAACGATACCACAGACTTTCGCAACAAGATTGGACGGTATGAAGGCAACACTCCCGGCGCTGGCGCAATTGTTCTTGATTTGTTGAAAGGGAACCCGATCTACAAAAATCACCCGCTGAAAAGCATTATTCGGTAACCGGAGAGCATATGTCTGTTGGAAACTTGCTTAAAAGCACGACGACCGTTGCCGCTGCACAAGACGCTGCCACCATCTCGGGTTTGCCCAGTGTAGGATCGGTCGGCATCCAAGTGACGGGCACCTTCTCCGCGACGATCACGTTTGAGGCCACCGTGGATGGCACCAACTACGTTGCCCTTAACTGCCTCCCCAGCAACAGCGGGACAGCGGCCTCAACCGCCACAGCAGCGGGTGCCTTTACAGTATCCTCTGGCGGGTATGCGGCGATTCGGGCACGGTGTTCGGCCTACACTTCTGGCTCGCCCGTCCTGACCGTCCGCTACGTCGGATCGTGACCGAATTTCTGCTTCGTATCCTGTGGCCGCTGGTGCTGGTCTACGGCATTTATCAGTGCTGTGCAACGGTCAAGCTCTTTGCCCCGTATCGGGATACAAGTCCGGTGGAAGAAGATCCCTATACGGTCCATGTACCTGAAGATTTGGTCGCCGTCGTGTTGCAGTACACCGATAGCTGGGCGCAAGAAGATGTGATGAAGTCTATCCGTGAAAAGTACGCCACGTTGCGGGACTGGAACGCGGTCAGAAGTGCCTTTGGCGTGGGGAGGATTGACGCATGACGGGACCGATGTTCTTTGACGACAACGACCCGATGGGGTTGTTGGCTGACGGCACCGCGACCGTCCCCTCCCTCGACGGCCCGATCTTCGAAACGGAGATGCTTCGGGCGATGGAAGGGTTGTCGAACAATCCGCTTGGCCCGAACGAGAAGGTTGCGCCCAACCCGCCGTCGAACAACACCAGCACTGCCGCCGAAAACGATGCCAGCTTGCAGCGGGCGTTGTACGGGTACGACTTCCCCGGCGCGGATGGGCACGACGACATCGACCCGTCTGCGTGGTCGTCGTGGTGCCGTGGCTTGTGGGAGGGTCGGCGTGATGCGGTGCAGATGCATCTCCACCTCGTCGAACGCAACCGCCTGTTCCGTGCAGGGCAGCAGTGGATTTCGGCCAACGGCATGGGTCCGTGGCGGGAACCTGCCCGTCCGCGTGATGCGGCTCGTGTGGTGTACAACATGGTCGATAAAGCGTTGGATCAGCGGTTGCAGATTCTGATGGATCAGAAGCCCGGCTTCTCCGTCACGCCCGTCACGCAAGACCCCGAAGATCGTCGGAAGGCGCAAGCCCAACAGATGGCGCTGGAGTACCAGTATGAGCAGCAAGAGATGCAGCGTATGGCGAGGGAAGCCAGTTTCTGGGCGCAAACGGACGGCATTTCCTTCTGGCACGAGTACTGGGACCCGAATCGTGGACCGTGGGACGAGCGCATGGGCGATCTTGCTGGGCAGAAGAAGCCCATGGGCGATATTGGCTGTCAAACGCTTCGGGTGGAGCAGGTTCGTGTCTCGCCGAACGCGACCGCGACCCAACGCCCGCACTGGGTCATCATTCGTGAGGTGATTTCTCGGAGTGAGGCGGCGTATCGGTATGGCGTGACGGGATTGGACGCCGCTAATACGATGCTGTCTACCAGCAACGGCCCGACATACAGCGGCAGTGAAGGGATTGGCGCATGGGTCCTCTCGCAGACCACGATTGGCGAAGGCCAGCGGTTGCGGGATGAGGATGTGACGGAACGGTTCACGGTCTATCTCCAGCCGCACCCCGATGTGCTGCCCGAAGGCTTGCAGATGGTGGTCGTTGGCGATGAAGTCGTGTTCGGACCCTCACCCCTTATGTGGAACACGATTCCACTGGTCCCAGTACGCGACGGTTCCAGCGACCCCAGTTACTATCCGCGCCCCGTCATGGAGCAATGGATAGATCACCAGATGCGGATCAATGCGTTGTTGTC